AGTCATCAATTGACCTCTTCTATGTGATTACAGATAAGGATGGCAACATCGTCACCACGAATGACTTATTTCGCGAATACTCAAGCCACATAAAGCCCGGCAACATACTCGACATCGCAGCGCAAGACAGCGACCGCGATGAACTGCTTGCAGCCATTCGCAAGGCGCAAACCAAATCGCCCGACCCGATTCGGGCATACGCAAAGACCAAGCAGAAGATAAGCTCGGAGCGGTTCAATATGTGGAATGTTTATTCCATTGTAGATATGCTGCACTTTATCGGCATTCAATTGGTCGATGTTACTTCCATAAGCAACCACGAATACGAACGGCAAAAGATGCTGCTCGAAGAGTTCCGCTTCACCTTATCGCACGAACTTCGTCAGCCATTGACATCGATTGGGGGCTTGGTGAAGATGGTAAATGAGCATACATGGGCAACCGATCAGGAACGCGATGGCGTGATGAAGATGCTCGAGGATAGCGTTGAAAAGCTCGACAATGTGATTCGGCTGTTAGTTAAGAAAGCAACCCGGCAATTATGAGCAACCTACCGGCCACCGATTGCGAATGCGATGAGCGACTTGTGAAGGTGCTGGCTGTGTACATATCCGAGAAGTCAATGCCGATTAAGGTGGCGGGCGATATATTGCTAAACGAGCTGCGCGATAAGAGCACGTACCTCAAACGATTAAACGAACTTATAAAATGCACCAAAGCAACATCAGCACGTTAAGCCTATTGGCAATATGCCTATTTTTTTTGTTGCTATTGATGCGAACGTGCGGGGCATTGGGCGAGGCCGAAAGCAATGCGATGTATCTTGATTCGCTCAATAATGAGTATGTGGTGCGCATCAATCAGGACAGCACTTGGATGTACTCGCAATCGTTGCAGCTGGCAATTGCAGGGGCAAGGATTCAAGCACTCGAGCTGCGTGAGCCTGAAGTGGTGATACGCTACCAAACGCGGACGGTTGTCAAGACCGAGATTGAACTTGGCGAGACTGTGTACATTGACAGCTTTCCGCACCTTCGCCTGCCGCGTTACTTCCATCGGCCGGGTAAGTGGCTCGAGATAGGTGGGCAGATTAACCGCTTAGGACGGCTTCAGTTGGATTCAATTATCATTCCGGTGTCTTATACCGTTGCAATCGGAGATACGCTGCGTAAAGGCTTCCTATCGCGCAAGCGCGACAAGGTGGTTCGGCTTGGCATTGATAACCCTTATGTAACCGTTACCGGCATGAATAACATAATCGTGGCCGAGCCGCCTAAGAAGTGGTGGCAAACTAACGCGGCGAAGATTGGATTCGGTATAATCGTAGGGGCTGCGATTGTAGGGGCGCAAAATTAAGCGCGTTGTAAATCAGCACTTTATAAATTAATTTGCTTTTTTCTTTGTTCGTGTATTGCAGGTTCAAATAATTGTTTTATGTTTGCAGTGTTAAACAATTAAACACTTACACGATGAGCACAACAATTAAAGCAGGAACAACAATTAAAGCGGTAAGCATTTGCGATTCAGAATGCGTTTTTACAGCCGAAGTACTAACTCGCAAGGGTGATTTTGTAACCCTTAAAGTAAAAGGCTACAAGGATATTGTACGCAAAAAAGTAAAAGTAGGCTACAATGGTAACGAGTATGTTATGGCTTTAGGTACTTACTCAATGGCTCCAGCATTTTCATAACCATCACGGGCGGCTAATAACCGCCTTTTACACTTTCAGGATTCACTTAAACAATTAAACACTTACACCATGAACACAATCACACAAATTACCGCAATTACCAAGTCAGGCATGAACCTTATTTGGCACGAGACGATGAACGATTTCATCGCTTACGAACTCGAGGTGCCGAACACCGACCTCTCAGAGCTTCCAATCGCAAAGGCAAAGGCAGCACAGTACCCACTAATCGTTGAAGTATCAGCCGTCATAATTGATGCCGACACTTACCAATTAATCGAAGTAATCAAGTAATTTCTTAAACCTTTATACACATGGACACAAGTACCACATTTCAAAACTACGAGCGCACAGAGTTCTACCATTACGATCACCTCAGCGGTGTTATGACCTTGCTCGTTTCTCACGGATGCCAAAAGGGCATTCACACCCGCTGCGATTCAGGCGCGGCAAACATGGCTCGTAAATTCCACCGCGAGCAAGTCGAGGGCGTACCAGTTGAGCATCGACTATTCGAGCCACTATCTCGCGCTGATTATATCGATAGGTTTACCAGCGTAATCGATGGCATCAACCGCGATTTAATTCACTCAATGGAATCCGATAACCTTTAACCCTTAAACATTTATATCATGGCTTTAACAGCACCCATCGGCGGTTCATCGAATCGTCAAATCGCACCCGAAGGCAGCTACCCTGCACGCTGCTATCAAATCATTGACCTCGGAACCACTGAGCAGGGCGGTAACTATCCCGGTAAAAAGCGCAAGGTTCAATTCTTATTCGAACTACCTACCGAGCTGGCGGTATTCGATGAAGCGAAAGGCAGTCAGCCGTACTACGTGCGCAGCATCTACACGCTCTCGATGAATGAGAAAGCATTACTACGCCGCGACCTTTCCGCTTGGATGGGTAAAAAGTTAAGCGATGCCGAGGCAGCAAAGCTCGACATATTCAAGATGCTCGGTAAAACTGGAATGGTTAACATTGCCCACGTAACGAAAGGCGAGAACACCTATGCAAACATTATCAGCTTCGCGCCGCTGATGAAGGGCTACGAATGCCCAGCGGCAATCAATGAGGCATTCACCTACACGCCAACCGCGCACGATCAAGAAGTATTCTCGAAGCTGCCCGAGTTTATTCAGGATAAGATTAAAGAATCGGACGAATACATCGCAATGAGTCGCAACGAGCAAAGGTCAGCGTTCAATAAACCGCCTCAGAACATTGAAGAGCTGCCGGACATTGACGATATCTTTGGGCAGAAAGCGGCGAATGATTTACCTTGGGATTAAATAAATAAGGGGCGGTAAAGCGCCGCCCCTCTCACACTAATAGAAACAAACATGAACACTTTGACAAAGGTACAAATACCAATCGAGAAAATATACATCGCGATTAATTCGCCTAAAACATTAAACGCGCAATCTCTAATTGCTGCGAACAAAGGCATACTCATTAACAACGTGAGTGAATACAACGCGATGGCAGCATGCGTTAAGGAAGTAAGCGATGCCGTTAAGGCAATCGAAGCAGCGCGTAAGGAAGTAACAACGCCGCTCGATGCTTTCAAGAAGGAATTGATGAAGCTCGAAAAGGATAGCATCGCGCCGCTTAACGAGTTTATTGAATCGGCAAAGCAGCGAATGATTGATTACCACGAGCGCCTTGCTGTTGAGCGGGCTGCGGCTGAGGCAAAGTTGAAAGCCGAAGCAGAGGCATCAATGCGGCAGGCGCAATCAATAGGCGATATTATGGCATCGTTTACGGATAACCTATACACTACCAGCGTTGAGACGAACCACACTAAGAACGTGCGCACCACGATTAAAGCGCGAACCATTGGCGAGGTGGACTGGTTGAAGGTGCTCTCTGTTCAATTCGCATCCGGCAACCTAACCGCTGAAGACCTATTGACCGGGCTGCCTAAAGCAATGAAGGAGCTCGGCGTGGATAGCATCGATGGCATTGAACTTTACGAATCTAAAACTCAAATAATCAGATAAACATGGAAACAAATCAGAAAAGCAAACTTTTTGGCGCAATTGCAACAAGGCCAACGGTCTCAATTAAGAAACACCTTGCCGAGCAAAAACAAGAGCAAGAGCAAAAGAAATCAACAGCGGCCATTAGAGGCGTACTAAAAAATGGAAATGCTTATAAATTTACAAAGTATAAGCATGAAGAAATCATAGCTATGCTTGAAAAGGTAAGACAAAAAACGCCTTTTAGCCATAAAAATTTTAGTGTTGCCCTTGGATTTGGTTCTTCTACATATAGCAACTGGGTTGTAGGTTCGAGATTTAGCCGAAAATCTTTTATTCAATCAATGCAAAAAGCAGCCGAAATTAATGAGCAATGCAATAAACAAGGTCAGCTATCGCTTGCGGTTGAAAAGCCTACCTATGGCGTAATAACACTCGAAGCCGCAATTCAAATGGTTAAGGATGCCGGATACAAGGTTTACAAACGTATTGAAAACTGGGAGGAAATCTAATGAAAATCAACGAAAACTCAGCCTACGTGGAGGACACTTGCGGCAATAGGATAATTGTAAACCGAAACAATCAGAGGTTAACCGTATCGATTCAATTAGCCAACAACGCATTAAACCCGAAGCCGAAATACATCGGGGACATCGACATGAGCACGCGCACGTTAATCGTTAAGCGCAGCCGGATGAAGCACTTGCTAATTAAGCGCAATGCCTATGGGCTCAATCATAAGTTAATCACTGAGGCAACGCGATTCGATACTGTGCGCATCATTGATGAATTCTCGACCTGGAATATACCGCGTGAGTTTATCGTTGAGCACGGCCAGCCTTTACTCTTCACAAGGTACTGCCACGAGCTGCAAATATTCATATCACTTGAGCAGATTGAACAATTCAAAGAAGTGAAGCCATGACACGCGAAGAGTATATCAAACACCCAGCAACGAGCGCGAGCCGTATCAAACGCCACTATACAGGCGATATAAGCTACGCACAAGCCGCGCTCGATGCCGGTGCTGCGTTTCACTTTGACCTACTCGAACAGCCATTCATTAAGATGCCTGAACCTGTGCGCAATGTTTACACAGCGATTAACGAATTGCCGATGCTTGCGCGATTGTTTAATGAATCAGAGCATGAATACATAAAGCTCGGGAGCATTGAGGTCGATGGAACCCAACGCGAGGCGAAGGGCATGATGGACTTATGCTGGATAAGCGAAGGCATAATAGCCGATGTTAAGACCACAAGCGCGCCAACGATGCAGGCATTCGCCGAGGATATGATACGACACCTCAACCACGTTCAGGCGGTATGGTATTCGATGCTGATGGGCTTTAACCCTGCGAATTTTTACTACATCGGCATACCGCCAAAGGTGAAGCAGTCTGGTAAGTTCAGCGACCTCTACCTATACCGGCACAATGCGCTTGAAATTGAGAACGCGAAGCAGTTAATCTCTAAATACTTTAAGCATGAGCACAGCAGTTGATTTAGGCGATTTGAGCGAGTTTACAGGGCACAACTATAAGAACGTGGCATCGTACCTCATGGCTTGCGGTTTCGATTATTATGAGTCGAACTATAAATACCGGAAGTTTTACAATGATTATCAGAACAACCGCTGCATCGTTATTGACCTCTACGATGACGCTGAACGGCTTAATAAGGTCGAGCTGGTACGAATGATTGATAAAGTGTATTCGCGATGACACACGGCAGCTTATTCAGCGGAATTGGCGGCTTTGATTTAGCCGCTGAGTGGATGGGGTGGGAGAACATATTCCATTGTGAATGGAACGCCTTCGGGCAAAAAGTCTTAAAATATTATTGGCCTAATGCAATCAGTTATCAAGACATTACCAAAACAGATTTCACTATTCAAAGAGGACGAATTGACATCCTTACAGTAGGGTTTCCCTGTCAACCCTACTCAATGGCAGGAAAGCGACTCGGCAAAGATGACTCTCGACATCTCTGGCCTCAGATGCTTAGAGCGATTCGAGAAATTCAGCCGCGTTGGGTTGTGGGCGAAAACGTTCTCGGCCTTGTTAATTGGTCAGGAGGGTTGGTATTCCACGAGGTGCAGGCTGATTTGGAAGCTGAGGGGTACGAAGTACAACCGTATGTACTTCCAGCTTGTGCCGTCAACGCTCCCCACCGAAGAGACAGGGTTTGGTTTGTTGCTAAAAACACCAAGTGCAATGGATTCGTACTCAGAGAACCTAACCAAGAAGGAGCAGAAATTCGGCAATTCGGGAACACTTGCACAGGAAGTTCAATCGGGGTTTATTTATCAGAGGGGGTTACTCCCCACCCCAACGGCAATGGAGGATGGGATAGCTTCCCAACTGTCTCCCCGATTTGTTCTCGAAATGATGGGCTTTCCTCCCGACTGGACGGAATTACCTTTTCTAAATGGAGAAACGAATCCATAAAAGCCGGAGGAAATGCCATAGTGCCTCAAGTGGTTTACCAAATATTCAAAGCAATCGAGCAGTATGAGAAAAGCTAAAGAATCAGATATCTACTTTGCAATCGCGAAGTTTATGAAGCTAAAGCACCCGAGAGTATTATGGCGCTTTGACTTCAGCGCTGGAGTGAAGATGAGCATCGGGCAAGCGAAATCGCACAAGGGATTGAACCCTCATAGGGGCTACCCTGACCTATTCATCTGCCAGCCATCGAACGGTTACGCCGGGTTATACATCGAGATTAAGAAAGAGGGCGAACGAACGCAGCGCAAGGATGGCACGCTATACGCCGATCAGCACCTTGAAGAGCAACACGCAATGCTGAACCATCTTAACATGGTAGGCTATAAGGCCGTGTTCGGCATTGGGTTAATGGAGTGCATTGAAATAATTGAAGAGTACTTGAGATAAACAACTAAACACAAAAACACATGAACACAGATTACCAAACGTTTCTCGAATCAAAGAAACACAGCTCGATTAACTTCGGTATTGAGCCAAATTTTATACCTGAACAAATGTTCGACTATCAAAAGCACGTAGCCGAATACGCTATTAAAAAAGGGCGTTGCGCTGTTTTTTTAGATACTGGTTTAGGTAAGACTATTATTCAGCTTACGATAGCTACAAACTATGTAAGGCATACGAATAAGCCCGTATTAATTATTACGCCTTTAGCGGTCGCCTTTCAATTTATTAAAGAGGCTGAAAAGTTTGGAATAGACGATATAACCTATTCCAAAGACGGTTCGATTAAAAGCAAAATAGTAGTATGCAATTATGAGCGAATAGATAAGTTTAATAGTTCGGATTTCGACTGCGTTTTACTCGATGAAAGCAGTATTTTAAAAAACTTCGACGGGGCTATTAAAGGGCAAATAACAGCCTTTTTAAAAAAGGTTAAGTATCGGTTTTTATTTACCGCGACACCGTCGCCTAATGATTATATAGAACTCGGTACAAGTTCCGAGGCGTTAGGTTATTTGGGCTATATGGATATGCTGGCAAAGTTTTTTAAAAATAACGCAAATTCAATCGACGTAAGACACGCGGGTAGCGAATGGTATTTAAAGCCTCACGCTGAAAAAGATTTTTGGCAATGGATTAATAGCTGGAGCATATCTTGTAAAAAGCCTTCCGACTTAGGTTATTCGGATAGTTTACACGTTTTGCCCGAATTAAATGAAATTCAAACCATAATACGAAATGTAAACCCGTTAGCTATTAATGGTCAAATGAGCATGTTTGCAATGCCAGCGACAGGCTTTGCAGAAATAAAAGCAGAGGTAAGGTCGACTATTAAAGAGCGTTGCGAAATGGCTTATAATAAAGCCCTATTGCATCCTTGCTCGGTTTATTGGGTTAACCTAAACGATGAAGCCGCGCTAATATCTCAGCTCGATAAAACAGCCGTAGAGGTTAAGGGCGCAATGAATATAGATAAAAAAGAGGAAATACTTTTAGCCTTTTCAAACGGCGAAATAAAAAAGCTAATTACTAAAACATCGATAACGGCTTTCGGGCTTAACTGGCAGCATTGCAACCATACTACCTATTTTCCAACGTATAGCTACGAACAATACTATCAAGCTATTCGAAGGTTTTGGCGCTTTGGGCAAACTAAGCCAGTAAATGTAGATTTGATTTTATCGGACGGGCAAATTAAAATAATGGAGAGCCTAATGGTAAAAAAGGATAAGGCTATTCAGATGTTTGATAATCTGATTAAGCAAACTAACGAAACCTTTGTAATCACTAAAAAGGCATTCGACAAAGAAATAATTTTTCCAAACTTCATAAACTAAACACAATGGTAAAACAACAAAAAGTAACCGATGAGTATGCTATTTATAATAGCGATTGCATGTATGTAATTTCTCAAATGCCTGAGAATAGTATCGATTTTTCGGTATATTCTCCACCATTTGCAGGGCTTTACAATTACAGCTCACATGAAAACGACTTTAGTAACTGCGAAACTAAAGAGCAGTTCCTCGAGCAATACGAATTTTTAATTAAAGAAATGGCTCGAGTTACAAAGCCGGGTAGAATTAACGCTGTGCATGTTACTGATGTTCATACAAATACTGGTAGGCTTTGGGACTTTCCGGGCGAAGTAATACGGCTACATGAAAAATATGGCATGCAGTACCATAATCGCATAACAATTTGGAAAGAGCCTTTAAAAGTTCGTATGCGTACAATGGTTCAAAGCCTAATGCATAAATTTATAGTTGAAGATGCTACACGCTGTTTCACCGCAATGCCTGATTATGTTTTGATTTTTAAAAAGTCAGGCGAAACGCAAGTGCCAGTAGAACATCCGAACGGCTTAAACGATTTTGAATATTTTGGTGAAAATCCATTTCTTAAAACTCATGAGGAAACATACGGTAATTATTCAGACTTTAGAAAAAAATGGGCAAACTTTGACGGCGATCAACGCGAAAATAAGTTGTCTCATTTAACATGGCAGCGGTACGCATCGAGCGTTTGGGACGATGTTAGAATTGATAACGTGCTTCAGTTTAAAGATAGTCGCGAAGAGGACGATGAAAAGCACGTACACCCTCTTCAGCTCGATGTAATTGATAGGCTTGTTTATTTATACACGAATCCCGGCGAAACTGTTTTAACGCCTTTTATGGGTGTAGGAAGCGAAGTTTATAGCCCTGTTTCAATGGGTAGAAAAGCGATAGGTATCGAGCTAAAGGATAGTTATTTTAAACAGGCTGTAATCAATTTAAAAGAAGTTAATAGCCGATTCAAAAAGTTTGAGCAACCCGAATTATTTTAGTAACTTTAATCGTTCGGAGGTCGAAGCCTGAATGTAGTTTCAAAAATCTTGAAGCCCTTTGATGGCTGCGAGGCAAGGTTTAACAACCGAGCCGCTTCGACCGCAGCCGCCAAAGGGCATTTTTTTTACAATGGATAAGCGAGATACTTGTATATTTTACCGCTCGATGTATGAGGCAATGCAAGAGCTACCTGAAGCCGCAAGGCTTGAGTTATACGATGCAATTTTTCTTTATTCGCTCGACTTCAAACAGACTGAATTAACCGGACTCGCAAAGGCATTATTCATTGCTTTTGAGCCTGTGTTAACAAAGGGCAACACTAACTACATAAACGGAAGCAAACCGAAATCGAAGCGAATCGGAAGCGAATCGGAAGCGAAACCGAAGCGAATTGAAAGCGAAACGGAAGCCTATAAGGATAAGGATAAGGATAAAGATAAGGATAAAAATAAAGATAGCTTTAAGAAGTGGAGCGAGCAAGATTTGATTGAATCAATGACGGCATACAAGGATAGATATCCTAAGGAACTCCTAAATGCTTTCTTTAACTATTGGACTGAGCCGCTTGCGAATGGTAAAATACGTTTGACCTCTCAGGATGCGTGGGACACTGGGCGCAGATTGGTTACTTGGAATAAACGCGATAAGGATAATCAACCAGCAAACACAATACCAACAAAGACACGCGCCTCGATGGGCGTTAAGATGGAATAAAATATTTTAATTTATTTTCGATAAAGTGTTGCAAATTCAAAATAAGGTTTTATATTTGTGCTGTTAAACAATCAAACACTTACACAATGAAAGCAACACAACTTGAAACCGCAGAAATTTTAGGAACATTAGATTTTGCTAAAGGAATCATGGCAGCACCTTCAAAAAGCTATGAACTTATGAAAATGTTAGAAGGTAGAAAAATCGGAGAAACTCCAAAATTTGAGGCTTCAAGCATTGAAATAATGAATGCGTGGACAAAAGGATTTAACGCCGCAAAGCGTGAAATGATGAAACAAAAGTTTGGATTTTAATAAACAAAGGGCGGCTAATTACCGCCCAACTTTTAACACATGAAATCAATTCCAAAGCACTACGTGCCTAAAATCGAACAAGCCCTAATGTTTCTTTGCATTAACGGCGATGATAACTACCGAGAAATCGCGCCGCAGCTTATCGATGAACATTTCTCAGACGATACAGCACTCAAAGCCTTTAAGGTTATAAACGCGATAATGAAGGACGGCAAGCAGCCGACATTCGTTACCTTCGGTAAATATGCATTAACCGAAAAAACACTCACGGCTAATGAGATTGCCAGCGTAACCCAGTGGGGCAATGAGCTGAGTTATTCCGAGCCAATCAATGAGTACATCAGCATTCTCAAAGATGAACACATCAAACGAAATATAAACCACATCCTAACCGAAGAGGCACTCGGACTCGGCAAGCTAAAGAGCGGAGGTGAAACAGCCGTTAACATCATCAAGCGCCTCAACACCCTGATCGAGAATGGCAGCCCTACCGATAACATCATAACAACACTTCAGCTCACGCACGAAGAGCGGCAAGCATACTACCGCCGCGCTGCATTGCACCAAAGCGGTAAGACGAGCGGATTGAATACCGGCATCGCAGCACTTAATCGATTCACTGGCGGCTTCCATCCCGAGCTTATAATCTTAGCAGGCAGGCCATCGATGGGTAAGACTGCCCTCGCACTATACCACGCCTGCCAGTTCAATGAGCCGGGCATATACTTCAACCTGGAAATGAATCAAAGCCAGCTCTGCCAGCGGCTCATACTTCAGCACGCGAACGATGCGATTAATAGCGCACGGCTTCGCGATGGGAACCTTTCACAGCCCGAGCTACACGCATTCGAGACCACGATAGGATTAGTTGAGAAGCTACCCATCACAATCTACGATAAGCCGCGATGCGGTGTGCATGAGGCAATACGCATAATGCGGCGCGAGGCACGTAAGAACAATTGCAAATGGGCAATCATTGACTACCTTCAGTTGATGACGATAGAGGGCTTCAGAGGCGGTAATCGCGAGGCTGAGGTTGCAGAGATAAGCCGCACGTTGAAAGCCGCGCAGAAGGAGCTTAATATACCGATTATCGCACTTGCCCAGTTAAGCAGACAAGTCGAGCAACGCGCCGATAAGCGACCGATACTCTCAGACCTTCGCGAATCGGGCAGTATCGAACAGGATGCCGACACGGTTATGTTCGTCTATCGACCTGAATACTACGGATTGAACGATGAAGCTGGCAACCCTTATAGCTCCGATGTGTTTTATCTATTTGAAAAGCATCGGCAAGGTTCAACCGGTGAGGTACGCTTTAAGCATAACAGCACGCTAACGAGCTTTTATGATAGTGGCTCGAGTGGTGGCAGTACTTTTCTACCAGTTGAGGTCGAGCCGAAGGCAATGCAGCCGAATGAAAGTTTTGATATAAGCCCCTTCTAATGACAATCGAAGAGCAACTAATCGATCGCATGAATAACTACCAGCCGAGCGAGGCAACGATAACCCATGGATGCGTAACATACCACAGCACCACGCGAACGCATCGAAGCTACGCAGCGCACTTGAAACACGCGCCTAATGGCTCATTCGCGCGCAAGGCATACCTCAAACGCTGCTATGGATGGCTGATGCTTTTGAAAAAAAACGGCATCGAAATGCATCACACAATCAAATAAATACTTATCTTTGCAAACATCAATGGAAAGTGAAAACATAAAGACAGGGCGAGGGGGCTATCGCGAGGGCGCTGGAGCAAAGCCGCTATATGGCGAGCCAACGGTTAACATTACCTTTCGCGTTCCCGAATCGCATAAGTCAACGATTCGCCGGATGGTGTACGATTACATGGATGGCTTAAAGACAAACCCTAAGAACGAACCTAAGCACAATATTCCTGAATATGGATGCTAAGCTCTTAACCATACCATGTGCGATTGAATCGGTAGCCACGCGCCGCGATAAGACCATTAAGGTAACTATCGGAACGCAGGAGCTAACACCCGAGCAAACGAGCGCACTCTTCAACCAGTGGATGGGTGGCGTGGGTGTGATGGCATTCAAAGGCGAGCAGTTCAACTACAACGATGAACAGCTACTAAACAACCTGAAGCTCGATGCCGCCGAGCTTGGAAGTAAGACACCGAGCCAGCGGTTACGATCAACACTCTACGTGCTCTTTGAACACGCACCCGAAGGGCATAAGGATTTCAACAGCTTCTACGCGGCAATGATGGAGCGATTCATTGATATGGTAAAGAAACGCATTGATACATACAATCTATGACGCAGACAGCAGTTGAGTGGTTGGTCAAATATATCCATTCCGAACAATACCAAAAAGCATTTGGACAAACATACATTAGCATAGAATTAGTTGACCAAGCCAAAGCAATGGAAAAGGAACAGATAGTGGATGCTTATGACAATGGTGCTGAAGAATGGACACCAATCGAATATTCAGATGGGCAACATTACTACAACGAAAAATACAACCTATGACAAGCAGACTAAGAGCCGGAGTATTGATAGATTCAGAGGTAAACGGCAAGCCGCATTATTTCGGTTACCTTACGCATCCCGGATTGGAGTACGATATAGCCGTGGCATTCACTGAAAAGGATTTGAAAGGCTTTGCAGAGGTTAACAAGCTGATTCTGCCAACCGATGAACCTGAGTATAAGTTCGGCGTTATATTGCCAACTGAAGACCGCGATAAGAACAATGCCTACACATGCAAAGTATTCGCATCGGGCAAACTACACAACCTCGTTATCTACCCACGGCAATACAATCAAATCGTTACCAATGGGCACAGCCTTAACGCACAGCACGAAAGCCGTATCTTTACCGAACTAATCACAGCATAGCATGCCACTATTCCAAGGAGACAGTCAAGAGGTCATTTCGATGAACATTCGCAAGCTAATTGGCGAGGGATATCCACCGCAGCAAGCGCAGGCAATCGCACTGGCAGAGGCTGAGAAGTACCGCGCAAGACGGAGAAGGTAAACTCGTAAAAACTCGTAAAATGAGAGAAGGCAGAAACGGCGGCAAGTTGAAGTCAGGCAACACGAAGAATGTTGGCAGGCCAAAGCTACCCGAGCTACACACGCTACTTGCGAACGTGCTCGGCAAGGAAGATAAGGATGGGCTGACAGCCGCTGAAGAAATACTCAACGCGCTGCACGCAAGGGCGAAGAAGGGCGATACCCGCGCAGCCGAGTTGCTGCTTGACCGCGCCTATGGCAAGCCGAAGCAGACCAATGAGACCACGCTGAAGACTACCGAGCCGTTGGTGATCATCAAGACGAAAGAGGATGGCAATGCTTAAATCAATAGGCATCGGAGTGCTGTTCACCCTGTTCATGGTTGGGCTTGCATACTGCTTGGTGCTGGTGCTTCGCCATGTTATCGACTGCATGCCCGACCCGAATGATGAGGAGGATTAATGAACTTCGAACTCACTGGCAGGCAGACCACAGCATTCGAGGCAATTGAGTCAGGCGCATACCGTGTCATCGTATTCGGTGGGGCCATAAGAGGTGGAAAAACGTACTGGCTGTTGCTTACCCTCAGCTATCTTGCACTGCAATACCCGCGCAGCCGATGGGTGATTATTCGCCGCAG